AATCCATTGACTTTTTAGCTAATAAATGTCCCTCTACATAACAAATGATACCACCCATACCTGTTTGAACACCACGACCTTTAGCTAATGATTCGTCTTCGTGAGTTGCTGTAAACGTAGATATAGCTTTTTTTCTATTGAGAACATATTTAAGTTGTCGTATTCCATCTGGTCCTGTAATGTGAAATGATTTGATAGGTATCTTTTGACCAAGAGCTTTCTCCACAACCGATGGTGTTAGAGGAATCACGTCTTTTTGACGAACCCAATTCAATACGGATTTTGTGTGAGCGGGATACCACTCATTATCTATCCAACTCGGCCCAGCTTGTTTAGAGGGTGCGTAAGTGGATTCCATCAATAAGTTTTTAAGTTTAATCAACAAACTTCTCCGTTATATCTTTCATTTCGTGATAATTTAAACCCCAACTAACTTTAACAGGATATTTACCATCTTGTTCCAATATCCCTTTTACTTTCTTTAAGTAATCTAAACCATCTTCCATATTAAAGTCAAGTAAAAAACTATCATACGAGTAAAGTATTAATTTACTCTTGTAATCCATAATCTCAGGTATCAACTTTGTTAACGCCTTCATATTATTTTCAGTTTCCATAAGTTGAATCGTGTAATTAAACAACTTATTCGCGTTCATATCACTTAGATTTTTCTTATATAGTCGTCTATTATAAATATCTGAAAGGACAAATTCTTTTGAATTATACTCTTTCCACAACTCTTCAATATAATCGTGAACTTTACTAAAATACGGATTTATTTGTATCACATCGTGTGGAATAAAACCATAAAGATATTGAAATGATAATTTTTTAGCTTCCTCATAATCAACACCATAAAATTTTGACATATGCTCGTGTACCGAACCACTTGGGAAATCATAACCTATCTTGTTTGCAATAAGTCTTAGATGATAAGCGTCAAAATCCATCTCTACCAAGACACCATTTTTAAATCTACTTACATAGGGTTTTCTACTACCATCTTTTTTATTTAATGCTGCAAAATTAACACCACCAAATCTGTTACTTGGTCTACCTGTAGATGTAAATAAATTATATTCACTATAAACAAGACCATCAACGGTGTGTAACCCATTTTTTTCTATATAACTAAGATTATCTAATACCTCATCATTGTATGACATATTGTCATATTGGTCGTACTTTTCAATCGTATCTTTAATAGTTTTAGTTATTGTACGACACTTTTCTAAATGTTTCATTATAGGCACTATGGTATTTATATTTTCTTTTTTATAATATCTCATATTTAGAAAGTTATGAGCGTTAGTGTCTATCTGTTCTAAATCTAATGGATTACCTGTATTCATATAATGAATTAAATTTACATCAATTACATTGTTTAATTTAACAAAATGATTTAATTTTTTTCTATCATACGTATATTTTTTATTATCTGATTTTAGATTTGGTAAATCTATGTTCAAACACTCACTATGATTAAGTGGTAATAAAAACTCTTTTCCACCCCACATTTGTACATATAAGAGGGATAATCCATCGTTTACGGAGTGTTTATTATCATCGGATTGTATGGGTACTAGGATACAATCTTCAGTTTTATAGGTTTTTTCAAACTCCTCTAGTTGAACATTACTTTCTACAATCATAATTTACCAGTATATTTCAGACCATAATTTAGTGGTTTCAGGAAACTTATCCAACATAATTGTTTTCATAACTCTTGCGTATTCCTGTATCTCTACTTGAGATGTCTTCTCATCCCTTAGTTCTATGAAATTCATTATTGATTGAAATGATGCAGTCCACCATACTTTTGTGTAAACAGTTAGTGGTAAGATACTACGAGCTTGTTCACGGGCCATACCCATATCTAACAACTCTTTGTAAGTCTCTATGGTTTTTGTTTGAGCTTCTCTCCACTTCATCGTAGCTGCTATTTGGTCATCAACCAAACCATCACTTGCCTGTTTGTTATCCTCTGATTGTTTTCTGAACTCTGTTGGTTCGTAGAACTCATCATACGGAACATACCTACCACTAATCTCATTCCAAGCGTGGTCTTTTGTTACGTGAGATGATGTGGTCTCGATACCCACCACGTGTTTATACCATTGTCTCATTACGAACTCTGGTGCTTTGATAATAAACATAGCGTGTTGGTGTCTGAATGGTGAGTGGTGTTTGTGTTTGATTAGGAAACGTGATAACTTTCTGTCTTTATCTGTAAACGTTTCACTAAATCCATCGAATGATACTCGAGCTGCATTTACAGGGGTTAGGTCATCACCTAACGTGTCTACAACCTCGATGTATCCTTTATCTAATACATCAATTTTCATATTATAACCTTTGTTTTAATATAAGTATTAAGTTGTTCTCAGTAATAACAATTTTTTTTGTACGTCTTCAACTGAGTCTTTTGTTGGTTTCCATAGTTGTAAGGGAAACAATTTCTTTGATATACCATTATATTCTCTTTCTAAAAAATTAATAGTTCTTTGATTGTCCCTAGTTACTTCCTCTTTTGTTCCTGATATTCTCCATTGGAAGTCGGTGTATCTATACAGAGTATTTTGGTTACCAAAATCTTGTTGTGATATTTCAAATATTGGTTTTGTTTTATCATCAGCCTTTTGTGTAAAGTATCGTGTTATTTCACCAATCTCATAGTCGTTTTCGGTTGGTTTAGCTGGTGTTGTCTTGGGATATGGTGTTCTAATTAAAGATTTTAAATTAGAGTATCTGGTAAACATACTATCATCATTTACTTTTTCTATAATTTTTGAATTTGAACTATCAATTGTACCAGTTAAAAATATCTTATCTTTACTCAATGTGTAATATACGGAATATATCATATTATTTCTAACAAAACCACCAGTTTCTCTATAGGTAAACTCTCTTGGTGCTGTTGTTAAACCTTGAACAGTTCTTTCAATGTTTGTTTTGATGTTTTGTATTTGTTTTTTATCCATTATACATCTCTTCCACCCCCACCAAACCTGCGTCTATTTTCAAGTATTTCTTGTCCAGCTTGTAACGCTTCTTTATTAGTCTCCGCAGATTTTTGTATTTTTTTAGTTTCATTATTTTTAGCTAGATTTAGATAATTTGTAATTTGATTACCTTGTAATTGTCTGAGAGTTTTGTATCCATCAATCACACCATTCATAGTAGCTCTCATTTTACCTGTTAGAGTAACCGTCCACGTACTACTATCTAACCGATGGTTTACATCAAATATTTGAAATACTGTGTTTTTTTGGTAACGAGTTGGAACATATGTAGAGTGAAAAGAATTTCCTGGATATATACCACCGATACCATCTATTTCTAGTTCTAATTCAAGTGGAATTAATAGAGGGGTGTCTATTTGTTTATTGATACCGTGTTGTGTCGTTAAATAAGATACTGAATTTTTGAATTGTTGTTTCATCTCACCATCTTCATTATATACGGTTTGAAATAACTTAGTTAATTCACCCTTGTTAAATCCAAAAAACTCTCTTTCTTTTTCAAATTGGAGAAGTTGTTGTAATTCTTTATCACTTAGTCTTGATGCAAACGGTGGTGGGACTTGGTCATTATAATCCTCAAAAAAGGCTTCTTGTGTTTGTTCAGATATTTTTAGTTGTTCGTTTATATTTTTTAACCTCTGTTCAAGTTTTTCCTCTAATTCTTTTGAATTTGTTGTTAAAAATAACTCTATGTCATCACCAGTATCCGTACCTAGTGGAATTGAAGCGTCATCTATCATTTTACTAGCAAGTGGAGTTCCACTTGGTGTTGGGCCATCTTTTTCGACTAATCCGTGTTTGACCCCTATTTTACGAGTAGTTTTATTTCTAAACGCTATATCCAATCCACTTTTGTGAGCGTCATTTGTACTGTTAAACAATCCTCCTACTAAAACACCCTCTTTATCTGAAAACTGGCTACCTGGATTTGAAAACTCTTTTAACGGGTCCATATTTGAACCATACATAATTGAAAGTTGCATAGCGTCTGGTACTTTAGCACTTATGTTTTGTCGTTTTACTATACTATCACTTTGCCATACTGGAAAAAAGAATACCCCTTCTTCACCAGAATTTATACTTTTTACCTCACCACCCTCAATAAAACTTCTTTGGTCACTTGTTTTTGTATCAAAATCAAATCTAGTTACTTGTTCATCTATTATTTTTGCTCTATTCGTCTCCACTTCATCAACCACTATACTGTAACTCCAATAATTTAATTCTTGATTCAGTAAGGAAAACATAGTCTCAATTGCCTCTACAACATTTACACTCTCTACTGTAAAGTCATCAGAACTGTCAACACCAAAAGCTTGTTTTATTATCTTGGTGTTAATTAACATATTTCTCAAAAAACCTTCTTTTGAAGTTGGTTGTTGTACTGTTTTTTCCTTTCGTATAAGATTAGTTTCAATACCTTTTTCGTTTATGGATGTCTCTGTAGCTGAATATTCGTTTGTTATCTCTACCTTTTCAGTTATTTCTGTACCAGCTGAAAAACGTGAGAAGTTATTTACATCAGTTGTAATATCTGATAGTCCTATTAGATAAGGTGAGTCTCCCTCTAATTTTTCTTTTTTACCATTTATCTCGAATTGTTTTGGTTTTTGAGTAATAAATTGACCTGGTAAGATATAATGATTTATATTTGTTGTTTGAAGTTCTATATTGTTTTTTATTCGAGTACTCTCATATTTAGGGGCGTCATCACTATTCTTGTCTAACTTTCTCTCTATTGAACGAAACTCCGTTATAATTGGATTGTCGGAGTTATCTGATGTAACCGATAAAAATTTAGATAAAACATTATCTTCAAACCAACCCCAACGTACCCAGTAGTTCCTACTATTTCCTAAAGCAGTTGCCCAAGAACTTTCTCCGCGTACACTTTTAAAATTATTTTTTTCGTATTCTTCTCGTATCACACTTAATGGTTTTTTATTTACACCTCTAAATCCGGCTAAGAATTTATTTGGCACCCAAGCCGCTCCGCCTTGTCTTACCTTACCTCTATTCGGGACTTTGTGTTCTTTAGCATCATTACTTTTAGCTAAACTAGAAAGGATATACAAATCAATCTCTTTAATAAAAAATTTAAGTGAAAGAGAGGTATTTAAATCAATAAGAGGATTTTTATCCGTATCTGATTCAGTGCCAGGTTTACCTGTTGCTTTAGATATTTTTTCCGCAAGCTCTCTACTATCATCTTTAATTGATAAATTGTAAGTTAAATTTGGGTCGAGAGCTACATCATTAGGTTGTGGAGTATCCGTTATACTTGCACCAACACTAGATAGTATTGTTGTACAATCAAATCCACCATCATCTCTTGTGGTAAATTCGAAGTTTTTGATAATCCCAACCATCATATCAAAATCACCATCAGCATCAGTAATTGTACTTCTATAATTTTTATATACATCGGCTGAAAGAACTCTATTTCCAGCTTCGTCTCTTACTAAAAAATCAGGTAAGTTTTTTAAAGAGTCTTTATCGTAAACCCAACCCCACTCAACCATAACTGTTTTTCCGTGAGCTAAAAAATGAGGCATTAAAAGGTCTAATTCGTCCCAATCCCAACACGTCCAATTTATTGTAGCTTCTCTGAGTGCTCTAACTCCACCTTTGAATGTAACATCTATACCTTTCACACCTGGTGTTGGTCTTCTTAATTTATTCCCAAGTGTTTTTGGTTTTCCTTTTTCTCCAGGTTCGTATTCATAGTTATCAAAATCATCATAAAAATCACTCTCAAAACTAGCTGGTTTTCCACCAACGGTATAAGTTCTTGAACCATATATATCATCATAACCACCAGGTATAGAACCATCATCTTTTAATTTACCACCCATCAGTATAACAGGATTTAATTGACCTGATGTCATTCGTAGGAAAGTTGAACGAGTACTCATTTTAGCGTGATTAAGAGAACCACCATCTTTAGCTGATTGATTAGGTGCGGTAGATTTTTTTCTACCTAATATGTCCATCTTTTCAAATAGTCTTTTTTGTATTCTTTTGTGAATTGGAGTTAGAGTAATCATAGTTAATAACCGTTATTGTTTATTCGTCTAAAATTCTCCATTATAATTGATATATTTCCTGGTATTCTTAACACATCGTCTACTGATACAGCAACCTTACCTTTTATACCATTTGCTTTTGCAATAACCCACCACAAGGTGGTATCACCATAATATCTGTAAGCAAGAGTGTCTAACCTATCACCATCTTTTGGATATATGAATTGGTCACTATCACTAATAGGGATTTGAGGATAAAAGGTTGTTGAGTACACTCTCATACCAGCTTTATCTAGTCTTTGTCTTGTTGTTGAGTATCTCTTCATTATCCTAATCCTAACGCTTTTGCAGCTTGTTTTGAATCTAATTGACCAGAGTCAACTATTGCTGAGGCATATCTTTTTGTCTCTGTGTTTTTATTAGCCCTCTCTATACTTTGGTAGTTTGAAATTTTACCATCAACATCGTAACTCTCACCTTGAACAAATGGTAATTCATAATGTTTTTGTGTAGATGTTTGTAATCTGTCACCAATATGAATGAAGTTACATTGTACTTGTATGTACTTTGGAAGTTTAGCAAACATTGTCTCCCAAGTTCCCTCATCCATTACCGTGTATGTAAGTCCTGATATGTAACCTGGTGTATTTGTATACATTTGTCCAATTGTTAATTTACAAAATGGAGCAACCATACCAAGACCATTACCACCACTAGCCGCAACATACTCTGGGTAAGTTAGTCCAGCTAGATAATTTAACTTTTCCCATAGTACTGGTAATTCTTCAGCTGATTTTGGATAAACATCAAATGTAAAACTTATATCTCTAGTTGTCCCTGTATAAACATAAACTTGGTCAGCTCTACCGACATATCTTTCTGCTGAATATTCGGGTGTGAATGTATCAGTTATACCACTAAGTATTGCTCTAAACACAATTAAATTACCATTCATATCCTCAAATCTAAATGGACAAAAATCTAATTCATTTTCTGTTTTACCATCTATTACGGCATCACCACTATATCTACCCTCAGCCGATTTTTTAGTTCTATCAACGTTTCGTGTACCATACGGTATTAGATTTACCTTATCTTGACCAACCTCGGCAAATGCTTCTAGGTCAATCTCAGCCGCTAAATTTTTAGAAGCGTTTAATGGGATTTTATTTAAATTTATACTACCAAAGGCTTTGGCTGTATCAGATAAAAAATTACCAACATTTTTAATAGAACCTGGTATACCTATATCTAAACCACCACCAAAATCGAAACCACCACCACCACCTGGTAAAGTGAATGGATTTTTTAATTTAGGTAATTTCGGTGTTTTGAAAGGATTTGTTAATTTCAATCCTATTTTAGGGCCTTTCAAACTTTTTAAATAGTTTAAACCACTGGATGCTAAATCCTTGAGTTGGGTAGCTGCCCCGGCAACAACGTCTGAAACTGGGGTAAGTAATCCTTCTAACTTATCTGATGTGAAATTTAATTTTGAGTCTACCTCAACATTATACTGTTTAAGTTCTTTAAAAGCATTTCTTATAGAATCAGGTGTTTTTACATTTATCTGCTCTTGTATTTTATCTAAATCTAGTATTTCCGCTAATTGATTTGGTTCTTGTCTGTTAATACTAAAAAGAAGATTACCTGATACATCACCTTGTTTGTTTGTAGCTTGACCCACCACACCTGGTTGACTTAGTAAAGACCTACTAAGTAAATTTGGTGGACTCATATCATATTTTCTGACACTAGTTGATAACTTATTTAAATCAGTTGTTTTACCATATTTAGCACTTGTTAAAACTTTTTGTGGATTTTTTCTTTTTAAAACAGCTTGTTTTGTTAAAAAACCGACACCTTTTACGGACGTTAAAAATCCAGCGGTTCTTGCTAAATCAGATATAGCTCTATCAGCAAATACTGACGGTTGTCTACCCAACACAGCTCCACCCAATCCATCTAATACGTTAAGTCCACCTCTTATGAGTTCACCCACACCACCGATACTAAATTTTACTTCACTTGGGTCAAACGTATCTATTCCCCACTTACTACCAACATTTCTAACAATAAACGGTTGTTTAAATAAACTTAAGGATGTTGGTGTATTCTGTGTTTGTCTTTTAATACCTAATTCACCATTACCTTTTAGTTGTTCATAATATTTTCCTAAAAAATTGTCTTTTTCGTGTTTTAATAATAATCTTGATGGTTCATTTTTATTTGACGGAGCTGTATTTTTTTGGGTAAACTCTATGGTTTTGTTACCTCGTTTATCTAAAAATTGTTGTGGTTGACTCTGTGGAAACGTGGTATCGGTAGTTACATCAGCACTAATAGGCTGTTGATTAACTCTAGTTTTTATTATCGATAAGTTTGATTTTAAGTCTACGATTGCCATTACTCTGTGTTCCTAGCTATTTTAGCAAGATATCTGTGACTCTCTGGGTCACTATATGTGTTACTAGCACCAGCGACAGCGGCACCAACTGCACCAGCCGTCCCTCCAGCTGTATTATTTCTTACAAGTCTTGATAGTTGTTCCACATTCACACCTACACTTTGTGCTAAAGCCTTTCTCTGTATAACGTTCATTTTATTAAATTCAGCTTCACCACCAACTTGTCTAAGAATTTCTTCCATCATTGCTGATTGGTCACCTGCTAGAGCTAATTGACGAGCTCTATCAAGATTGATTTGTCTACCAAGTAATAATGATGCTTCTAATTGTGATTCAATAGAAGATTCAAAATCAAGTAGTGACTCTGTTATACTAGCTACAGCACTCATATTTAATCCTAATTTTTTAGCAGCTATACCAGCTTGTACTATGTTTTGACTACCATCTTTAGCGAATTGAGCGAAAAACTCAGCGTTATCAGCTATATCTCTAAATATATCTGCAGGAGCTAATCCAGCAGCACCTATGAGTTGTCTATTAATCTCAATTTGAGCTAACAAAGCTTCTCTACTAGCACCTGATACTGATTCCATCACGGAAAGAACTGATGTTAATTGGTCGGCTGTAGTACCACTTTGCATTGCAGCTTTAGCTAGATTTAAACTTAAACCCAACGCCTCATCAGTAGTAGCACCTAAGTTGTCTCTTGCAGCTTTAAATGATTCTTTTAAATCTTCAGCTTCTAAACCAGATAGTGCTGCTAATTTTTCTATACCAAAAAACGCAGCTTCTAATTTTACAGCTTCCGCGGCTGAAACACCTAAATCTTTTCTTGTTTCTGCTATTTTCTTTGCTACACCAGTGACCACCTTAAATATTGCTATAAATATTCCAATAGCTATACCGATTGGGCCTAATAAAGCTTGCATACTCATTGCAGTTTGTTCAGCTCCTTTTGCGAAAGAAACCATCCCAGGAGCTAAATCTTCAATAGCATCAGCCGTAGATTGACTTTTATCAGCTAAATCATCAAAAGCGTCAACTTGTTCTTTTGTTAAATCCCTTTGACCTTTTAGTGCCGCTAATGTATCTTCTTCTGTGTTTAGTCTGTCTTTTTTTAGTTTAAGTAAACCACTTACAAATGAACCGAGTTGTTTTTCGGTTTCTAATTGTTTATTAGCTACTTCATTAGCTCTTTCAGCTAAATCAAGTTGCTCTTGTTTCATAAACCGACCAGTGACAGGTGACCTTGCCATTTAATTTCCTATTTAGATAATTCTTTTGCCCAAGAAGGTCGTTCACCTCTATTTATAGCTTTAATATCAGATTTTGATAGTGATGATTTACCAGTTCTTTTCTTTACGTATGAATCTACTTTTTCACGAGATTTTTCTAAGTCACTTAAAAGTGCTCCAAATTCAGGGTCTTTTTTCTTTAGACCTCTTAAAATAGATGGACTTAATCCTCTTCCTAATGCACTGAAAACAGCTGATACGAAGTTCTCTACGATTTGTCCACTAACTTTTTTATATTTAGTCATTTAAATCTCCGAATAATTAAGTGTTATAACTCAATAATAAATATCATTTATGTAGAAAATTACTTTTTAAATGAACTTTTATGTTTATTCATTTCTTTCTGTAATTCATCCGCTTCTTTCTTATAGAAAGTCTGTAATCTTTTTAGATAAAATGTTCGAAGATATATTGGTAGGTTATAAGCATCACTAAACGTAAAACCACCCTTTGAGTGTAATATTAATTGAAATATTTCTTCGTGAAGTTGAAGTTTATACTCAGGTGGAAGGCCAAAAAAATCGTACGGTGACTGGAATTGTCACCTCTGACTCCTTTCCAGTTGAATCAATAACTTTTGTAGTCATATCGACATCTGGGGTAATTGATGATAAGTATTGTCTAAACGCTAGTGAATCTCTTGACAAAAACTCATTATCTATAAAATTATTAATGTGTTTTTTATCAGATTTACCATCGACTGAAAGTATCATATGTTTAAAACGAGTAGTAAGTTCAGAACTCTGTTCCTTTGATATCTTCTCTCTAGCTTGTATTTCGTCTGTTACTTTCTTCTCATCACCACCATTCAACAATTTAAACGTGATTTCTCTTTCAGAGTTTGGTAACTTAAAATTAAACTCATTCTTCCCTTTAGTAAATTTAGAAAAATCCATATCTACTGGTTCAAGTTTTGATAAGTCTACTGACTGTTCTTCACCATCATACGTAAACTCATAATCCTTACCATATCCAAGAACACGAGCGGCTACCATTATAGCGTTTTTATCACCAATCAACATATCATCTATTTTAATTGATTTATCTACAATTAGTGATTCTAACAACTTATCGATAACAATACCTTGTTGTATTAGATTTTGAGAGGTAAGAATATCCTCTTCTTTAGCGGTCATATATTTTACTTCTACTTTACCACTTGATAGTGGATGACCATCAAAGTAAAAATATCCCTTAGATGGTAGTTCTACCATTTCAGTAGGGAATTTATATTCAGCCATAAATGACTCCTTTATGAATTAAATTTAAAACCAATTATAATTATAACCTTTTTATTCGAAATAACAAATTATTTTGATGGCATCATCTTTTCTTTGATGGGTTTTAATACTGCATCAAATAAGATATCATCATATTTTGTTGGCGTAAGTTTTACGATTTTTTCTATTGCGTAAAAAGCAACTAAAACATACTCCCAATTTGCTGCTAACCATTCAGTCATTTTTTTTCTCCTATTAAAATTCTAAGATTGCGTAATCATATTTAAGTGTTAAAGTGATTTCTGCAGGGTCACTTGATGCGTAATCCATAGGCCCGAAATCTGCGGTTTCAATATATGCACCTTTTAATTTCCACTCTTCTACTATATCACCGACTGGTCCTAACATATTAAAAGTTACATCTTTCTTATAAAAATCTGAATATCCGTCACGACCTGTTACTGACTCGTGGGATAACCTAACCCATTCCATAACTGCTTGAGCACCACTCGGGACAACAGGGTCATATAACATAATATCAATAGGTTGCCAAGCTCCTTTTCCCTTAATGTATCGTTTTACATTAATGTGGTCTAAAACTATTTCTTCAAATTGAATTTGTGGTCTATTTGCAGTTTTAATCAAATAAGCAGGTACACCCTCGATATACATAATGAACCGATTTTGTGTTTTCGGTTCAAACGGTGTGAACATTATTTCTGAAGGGTCTAATGTAGCCATTCTTTATTCTCCTAAAAAAGTCTTTTATTTGTACTCATAAATAAATATCAATTAAACAAATTTTAAGTAAAAAACAAAAAACCCCAACCGAAGTCGGGGTTTTTCACTATATGTCACTCGTATGTTATAAGTTAAACTTACTCAGGAAATGTAGCTCCTGTAGGTTGAACAACAAAATCAAGTACGATAAACTCTGCAGTTCTCGTAGGTTGAATAAATATCTGTCCAACTAGTTGGTTTCTATCTACAACATCAGGTGTATTATTTGTATCATCCATCACAACTCTAAACGCACTCAATCCACTATTGGATTGTACTTGTTCAAGATATGGATTAACAATATTCAAGAATCTGTTTCTTAGAGCTTGTGAATTTTGTTCAAACACTAAGAATCTTGAAGCACTTGCAATAAACTTTCTAAGTGCAATCAACAATCTTCTAATATTGATTCTATCCAAAGCCGATGGTTTATTTTGTAGAGTCTTTTGACCGAACACTACAACACCTTGACCAGGAAATGAAGCTATAGGATTGATTCTGTTCTCATAGAGGTCGTCTCTTTCAGCGTGAGTCAATCTTGTTTTAGCTTCCAACACCGTAGTTAAACCACCACGATTCAAACCAGCTGGTGCGAACCATTCGTGAGCTGTACTATCGGTGAAACTAATAACACCAGGTAATACTACCGATGGTGGTACGAATACTGGTCTACTTGTATCTCTATCTACGATTTTAACCCACGGGTAATATGTACCAGCATAATTGGTGTCCAAACCCTTAATGGTATTTTTAACCGTAGCTATTGAATCATCAATTGCAGTAGCGTCCATTATGTAAAACGCATCAGCTCTAGCTTCTACCTTAGATATAGCGTGATTAGTAACGGTTGAGTGTAATCCGTGAATTACACCAGGTGTTACCAATAGATTGATATCAAACTCATCAGGATTACTTACGGCGTTGATAGCTCTTTTATATGCAACAGAACCACTAGCAGGGGAATCAGATAAATCAAATCCTTGAGTGTTTGTGTCTGCAATGTCTGTACCTGTAGAATAAGGTGTTGCTGGATTACTTCCATCAAATCCCCATTGGAAAGGTACTGAAAACTTCAACTGTTGTATCGCTGAACCTGTAAGACCAAGAACAACACTTCCATCTGAAAATGTACTTGCTAGTGATGTATCAAAATCATCGTCACCATACATATTTTCTAAATGGAAAATCGCGTTATTACCAGTGTTAGCTGAACTTGGAATTGGTGAAAGATACTGCATATTATCCTCTTTTGGACCTGTAGTAACTAAATCAACTCCAAATGCAACTGTACTGTCATATGTTCCATTTGTATCTTTCTGATTTGTTTTAAAAGAAGCTGATGGAATGTTAGTACCACCTGGAGTAGGATTATACAACGCGTTATGTCCCATTGGAACAACATTCTTTGGATATTTAAATACTCCGTCTTCTTCCATATCTGAGTAATCACCAACTCTTATAAATTTACTCAAGTTAGGATAATTACCATAATAGGTTAATTTACCATTAGAATCTATCTCAACGTGACGGTCACCAATTCTTTTAGCAAAGTAATTTGGTGAGGTTGGGTCAAATGTTAATCCATCAAATTCTTCAAGTCGTTCATCATTATCAACACTAAGGACGTGAACTGAGAAAGTACCATAGTCTGTACCCTCTATATCTTCTTCAGGTTTAACATTTAATACTTTAAGTTTATAAGTAGTGTTTATGTCAGTTCCGTGAGAACGACTATACACTCTAAACAAACTGTATCGACTTGAATTAATTGTTTGTGATAACAAGTACGGTGTTCTAGCGAATTGATAATCTACATTACCAGTCCAAGTTCCAGCTTCACCTTTACTGTCAAATGAGGTTGAACCACCTGTAAAGTTAAATCCATTGGATGTATTTACAACTCCAACTTTAACTGTACTCATAGATGATGTATAGTTAGCAGCCGCTGTTTTAAAAACTTTATAAACATATACAGATGCGTCATTAGCACCTGACTTAACTGATTGTGGGTCAGGACTAATTACTTTATCCACAAAGTTAGCACTACCTGTATCAAGGGATAGTGTATATGTCTCTGCCGATACATTACTACCTGAAACAGTTAATACAAAACTATCAGCAGTTACTACACCTGGACTAGTTATTGAAGTTGCACTCAAATCTCCTGCACCAGTCGAACCTCTTGATGGAGCTAAAATAGCAAGTGATTGAGTTGCTTGAACAACTGAGGCAACTGCGTTCTGATGAACTACCAATTGAACTGAATCAGCGGCATATCCACCAATCCCTAAAACTCTAACTATTGTTACTACACCAGCACTCCTTAGATATTCTTCTACTGCGTATGGTGTATAAAATCTTGCGTCAACTCCACCAAACATCTCTTCAAATTCTTGAAAATTAGTTATTTGGGTTGGTGTAAACGCCGGGCCTCTTTTTGTAGGCCCAATTATTGCTGCACCAATTTCACCTATTGCCTGAGGTAAAAATGATAAGTCTCTTTCTCGTGTAAAAACACCAGGTGAGACGATTCGTTCTGCCATATTCTTTCTCCTAAAATCTTATATTTTTGTAGCTAAATTAGACGTATTAAGTCTACTATAAGTATAAAGTAACTTCCCCAAAATAGTATTTTAGAGGTTGTTTTTTAAATAAAAATATTAAGTTGTTGGAGTAAATATACCAGTTTGTGGGTCAAGTTGACCAGGGCCATATTTTTCGTTCAAGGTTTTAACCAAACTTTTTTCCTCTTCTTGGACATTCAAATACTCTTGTTCAACTTCAGTCACACGTATCGCTAGAGCTTCAGCTTGTTGGTCTATAAGTATTCTCTGAACTGAAAGTTGTCCTAGAGTAGCTTGTTTTTCTTGATAATCTGTTTGTAGTTTCTGTAACGATTCTAGTTCTTCATTTGTGAACTTAATCTCTGTTGACTCTACAACTTTTGTTTCGTCAGCCATAACTATATTCTCCTATATTTTTATAGTTTTATGTTTAAATAAATATCATATTATATTATGAAATAAAGTTTTTTTTTTAAATTTCAATAACCCTATATAAACGGCCTGATGAATCAGAACCAGCTAGTTCATTCATCTTGGTAGTAGCATCACTTTCATTATTATATTCAAATGTTTGGTCATTACTACCACTCAGTTTAGATACCCATATAGTATTTCTTTGAAACCAACTTGGGTCTTCAAAAGTTATTCCGTCTCTATCAACACTTGAAGTTGGTGCGGGCATTAATTGTTTTACTACTCTAAAAGGCATTAGATTCTCCGTTATTTAATATAAATATTTTCATTATTAAGATTCCTACGCTTCAAGTGCTTCTATCCTTGCTGTTAGTGCATCAATCTTATCATCTGCTTCTTGCAGAGCTTTAACAAGTATTGGAATCAATGCACCATGCGATATACATTTAACAGGGAACATTTCTTCAGTACCAAGTGCAGTTTCTACTTCTACTGCTTCTAATCCAGCATCTACAAAATCTTGTCTAAATTCTTCTTTTTTGGGTTTCATTTTGTGTTCACTAACCATAGCAGGAAAATGTTTTTCTGCGTTTTGTGCTACAAAATCACAAGTTACATCTGAACTGTATCCATTATACCATTCTTGCACAGTAAAGTCTTTAAGCTCTAATCCATTTATAATCTGCAATCCATTAGTTGCTGTATCTACAATGTTGGTTTTAATTCTTTCATCAGAACCACCATTAAAAAATTCTGGATTATCTGGTGTGCTACCATTCTGAATACCACCTCTGTGTGTGCCATCTCCATCGTGAAAGTCAATCCAAATACAGTTACTTGCAGAACTTGGATTGTCTTGTCCACCAGTAAGTCTTAAAGGACTAAAGTCTGGGTCTGCTCTATCAGACATAACGTGAAGAACTGGATTATATCCTGCGTCATCATAGAAGTCAATCATTCCTAATCTGTCTACGCTACCTATTGTAGAGGTTTTAAAATTAGAACCAGCTTGGTAAAACATCCTGCCTGATGCTTCTATTGTCATCTGTTTATTTGGAGAGCCACCACTATTAGAAGTATAAAATGCAAGACGAGCATCATCGGTATCACTGCTTCTCATTGCTTGTATTATAGCATTGTTATTTGAATGGTCATAAAAATAAATACCACCAATAAGAACATCATTTGCAATACTATGTCCTTGCAATTGTAAAGTAGCGTAATTATTAGCACCTGCGTCATCTGTTGAGGATATAGCAAGTTGTCCTCTAGCAGAACCAAAATCATTAGGTAGTGAAGTACACTTTACTAAAAGCTCACCATCAGCTGTAATACGCATCCTTTCAGCACTATTGACACCAAAAATAAAATCTTTACCAGTTCTTGAAAAAAGAAAATCTGTACTACTATCAAATCCAATATCAATTACATTAGCTCTTGAAGTAAAATTACTATCTGCTTCCCCAATTCCTATTCTACCACCATTAGCATTTGAATTACCCTGAACAACTAATCCATAACCTTGTGTTGCAGTTTTTTGAAGAATATGTAATGGTGCACCAAAATTACCACCTAAATTTAAATCACCACTCGTATCAGTTGTTTGTATTCCTACAAAACCTGATGATGCAATACGCATTCTTTCAGTAGGGTCAACACCACTACCATCATTTACCATAAATAATAAATTACCAGGCACATCATTTGCACCAGTAGAACCAGTAGCTACTGTTCTTATTTCAGCAGATATAGTCCTATAATCTACACCATCGGCAGAAACATAAGATAACCTACCCACAATATCACCTGATTGTAGAACTGTCACTGCTCCAGGAACAGTTCCCCTTGATTTCCCTATTGCTAAAACACCACCACTTATACCATTTTGATGTTCAATAATTGATACAAGACCTCTAAAATCGGTGCCTTGTACAGATAACGCTGATGGATTATAACCCACAACATCTACTGGTGGTGTACCACAACCAATTAAAACTTGACCTCCAAACGGTTGTAACCCTAATGGGTATTGTGTAGTTCCAGCTGAATTAGCAACTTGTATACCATATGCGGCTGTTGTAGCAAAGGATGAACTCATTGCAAACATCGTAAGACTATTACTACCAAATGTTGGGTCAAAATTTAAATTAAGTCCGGCGTTAGTTCTTGATGCAGCTGAACCACTCACTTGAGTTACATCTTTACTAATGTGTAGTGGAGCTGAGGGGTCGTTTGTGCCGATACCAATCCGACCTCCTGCTTTTACTGATAATAAATCTGCTGCATCTTTATCTTGTACTCTTACTGTATAATCATCGTTATCAGCACCACCTTTTACAAATAATCCCCAACCTTGTGCTGATGTGTTAGTAAATGAACCTACATAATTACTACTTGTTGAACCTGCAACAGTCAATACACCTGCTAAATCAACATCGCCATCAATATCGACTGCATCCAGATTGGTTGTCCCGTCTACGTCTAAATCGCCATCAAAATCTACATTACCATCACTAACCCGTAGTGCAGTTCCTGAACCGCTTATATCAAGTGAACCAGTAAACTGATGTGAATCACCAACACTATCACCGAAGATGTTTGAACCAGTGGCTTGTGCGATAGATGAACTAATAAATGTTGTGTGAATCTCCTCAGCGTCTATTCTACCTGTAACCACTAAATCATTCTGCATTGTGACGTTACCAGCAAAGTTTGAAGTTCCATCAATATCAGCATTACCTGTAATTGAAAGGTTACCACTAGCACTAACATTACCACTACCTGTAATATTAGCAAATTTGACATCATCAGTTGTACCCACTCGTTGGTTTCCAAAAGAACCACTAACAGTTGCGGCACTTAGAGTTCTGATTACACCCGCGTTAGCACCAAGTGAACCACTAATTGAAGCCGCATCCCTCGAACCACTAATCGAAGCCGCGTCTCGTGAACCACTCACAGTTGCAGCACTTAGAGTTCTGATTACACCAGCGTTAGCACCGAGAGAACCACTAATAGAAGCCACGTCTCGTGAACCACTCACAGTTGCAGAACTTAAAGTTCTGATTGTTGACGCGTTAGCTCCGAGTGAACCACTAATATCTGTTGATATCTGAGCGGAACTACTAACTATAGTATTCTCAAGTTCTGATTCAGCAGTGGTTACCCTTGTGGAGAAACTAGCAGAATGAGCTGTGCTAGAACCACTTATGGTATTCTTTACCGTATCTTTTATAAGTGTAAATCCTACTTTTGTTAATGCCATTCTATTTCTCTTTCTATATAAATATTAACTTTTCAGTTCTTTAACTTCTTTTTTAAGGTCTGTTATCTCTGAGGATAACTCTTGTACTGCACTAATTAAATATGGTACGAGTCTTGGATAATCTACTTGCCACGGTCTATCTACCTCTTCTTCTCCACTTCCCTCTATAACACGACTTGGTAATATATCGTATAGTTCTTGTGCAATAAGACCTACATCTTTTTTATCGTGTTCTTTCCAAGTAAAGTTTTTTACTCCCATTTGGTTAATTATTGATAATCCACCTGTATAACTTGAGATGTCTTTTTTAAGTCTTTCATCTGAAGTTCCACCATAAGTTAAAGCTGAACCATTGTATGTTATTTC